ACATCATAGGTGGTCGTTCTGACTCATCTGTTTCTAAATATTTGTCTAAGATACTTATTGATTGAGTTCTGAACTGTTGAACAGTCACAACTGGTACAATAACGATTCTCTTTGAATCTATACCTCTTTCTTCAATCATTTCTTTTGTGATTGCAGATTCAGATTCAAAGTAGATTACTGCAGCGTCTGGATTATCTGAAAGGAATTGTTTAACCATTCCTAGTGCAAAGAAAGTTTTTCCTGTTGCTGATTCGCCTGCAATTGCAGTAATTTTGTTTTTGGGAAGTCCACCATGTAGTGAACCGGAAAGGAGTGCATTGAATATATAACTGCCTGTATCTACAAACGAGTCTACATCTCCTGCTTGAACTCCGTCAGCAACAATACCTGCGTACTCATTGCCTGTTGATTTGATTAAGTCTTTCAAAAAACTCATAATTATACACCTCTCATAATGTTTTTAATCATAACTCTATTATAGAGGTATCTATGAGATTTGTAAAGGGGTTTTTAAGATTCTTTTTTGCGGTATCTGTCGGACATGTCTTTCATGGATTCATCACATTTGACATGTTCTTCCATCATTGACTTGATTTGGGATATTTGAATTTCCATGAATATGAATCCGGCATATAACCCACCTATCAAGAACATATAAAGTAAGTCTATGGTTGAATATTCCATTAATCTAAAACAACTGTACCATTAGCAAGTAGAACTTGTCTATTTGCCATGTGTTGTTCCTCAATTTCTTCTTTATTACCACCTGTATATTTTACTGCATGGTGGTCTGAAATCATTTGTTCGTTGACATTAACTTTATGACCAAATACTGGATGTCCTTCAATGTGATGTACAAACAATTCACCTAGAATTCTTCCAAACTTTCCTTTGTCATGTGAGATTAAAGTAATTGACTCTGCTTCTTCTAATAGTTTCTTTAGATGTTTCTTTGATGCTTTACCAAACTTCTTCTCTGTTAAGTCTCTTGTTCTGGATTCAGGAGTATCGATGCCTAACATCCTTACTCTTTGTTTTTTATAAACCATTCCAAAACCAAGGTCGATATCTACATCTACTGTATCTCCGTCCACAACCTTAGAAACAGTCACATTGTATTCATATGTATTTTTCATACTACTATTTAGGATAATTATGTTTTCGATGTGAAGTCTTCTCTTCCCAATCTTCTATTGCTTTTTTGATGGAGTCTTCTGCGAGGACTGAACAGTGTAATTTGATTGCAGGTAATTCAAGGATTTCTGCAATCTCTTTATCTTTAATTTGTTTTGCTTCGTCAATTGTTTTGCCTGTAAGTAGGTCAACGAACAACGAACTTGATGCAATAGCACTTCCGCATCCGTATGTTTTGAATTTGACATCTATGATTCTTTCATTGTCGTCTAATTTTAATTGAAGTTTCATTACATCACCACATGCAGGTGCACCTGTCATGCCTGTTGCAACCATTGGGTCGTTTGGGTCGAATCTACCGACTGAATGTGCTTCTGGATTATTCAGAACATCTTCGAATCTATCGACTACTTTTTTACTATATGCCATGGTTATATTTATCCAAAGAAACTATCAAGACTTGCAACTGGTTCTACATTCCAGTCAATAAGATTGATAATACCTTTGAGTGGTTCAATGAATGCCTTATCAAACTGTAAGTCATAATCAACATACTTCTGTATGTCAAACTCACGAGGCAGAACCGATAAGAATGAGATAACATTCTCTTTTATTGGGTTTGGTGTTGTAAGATATGTAAAGTGGAGTTTATCTCCGTTCTTTATCAACTCATATCTTTTATCTAAGTTTAGTTTCTCTAAGTGGTGATTGTAAAGTAAGGCACCTCGGACATGTATGGGTGTACCCTTTGAGTAGATGTTTGAGTTGTCATGATACTGTTTAATGTTATTACACCCTCTTGGTGAGGCAATCTCTTCTACAGGTAGATTTCTGAATTCTTTTCTTGTTGTCTCAACAAAGTCCCACAACTCTTGTTCAGTCTTTGTCATTACAATGTTCAATGCTTCAGTAAGTTTCTTTCTTACCCATTGTGGAGTTGAAGACTTTGCAGTTTCAATTCCCATCATTTTTAATTTAGGTTCTCTGAGTCTTACACCTTCATTGTCATATACATTTAGAATATATCTTTTCTTTGCAGTCCAGATACCTCTGTCTGCAATTACTTCACGACCCATTTCCATTTTCTGTTGAAATGAATTCGTGTAATCTTTAAGGTCTTCAAATCCTTCTCTCAATGCCTTCTCAATTTCAACTTCAATCTTACATAAGAAGTCAACAACTTTACTCTTATCTTTCTGTTGTTCTGGTGTAAAGATTTGATTTACTAAATCATCAAGTGTGATATAAATTGAATCAGTATCCATTGCAACGATATAATCTTTGTCTGTTTTTAGAACTTTGTTTAGATAATCATTTGCAGTTTTCTCTGACCACTTGATTACTAATTGACCTGCAGTAGTGACTGACTCTGCAAGTTGTGGGTCAAAGAATGCAAACCACTGATTAGCAAGAACACCATATGCACTGTTCAACGAAATCTTTCTGACCTGTTGATTGTTATATGCTCTCTTGATTCTGACTTCAAGTTTTTTCTTTTCAATAGGGTCATCACATACTTGTAGTTCTTTCTGATAACCAATCATCTTCTGTTTGTATTCCTTTCTCTCATCATATAATGTTTCCATGAGTTCAGGAAGAAAACCTTGTTTGTCTCTTTTGAATTTAACACCGTTTGGTGTGACTGTTAGGTTCTGTCTTTTCAATTCAGATAAGTCAATCTTCTTGTCTAACATACCTGCAATCTTGGTGTCCATAAGACCACTCTTCACCATTTTCTCTGGTGAAATATTGAACTGCATGATTAGATGAGGATAAAGAGAGTTCAAGTCAAATGACATGACCCAATTATGACCACCTACAATGGGTTCTTTAACATATGCACCTTCAATACGATGATTCTTTCCGTCTCGTCTTAATGCCTGAGGTGGTGTTTGTATACCTTGTTTCTTCAGATGATTATAGATGATTGTTTCCCAATACTTAACCATACCGAATGTATCATTGTAATTACACTTGGCAGAATATGCCATAACGATTGTTAGTTCTAAGAATCCAAGTTTCTCTTCTAGTTCTTCAACAAGAACTGCATCTTTAACATTATATGCAAGGAACTTTGAGTAGTCTTGTTTATAAAGTGTGTGTAGATTACCATACTCTGAGTAATCAATCTTACCTGTATTAAGTTCTACTTGTGAAATGTGTTCTAGTTTGTATGACTCTTGTGTTTGTGGTGTATGTTTACGATACAAGTCTAAGTAATCTACAATACTGATACCATAAAGATTGAATGTCTGTTGTTTCTGACCAAAGTTAGACATGTATTCTCTGACATCTGACATACCCCATGGTGATAATTTCTTATGTTCATCTTGACCAAAAACTTTGTCAATTCTATTACAAAGATATGTGATGTCAAATGAATCTACATTCCAACCTGTGACAATATCAAAACTTGCTTTTCTCCAGAACTTTATGAACTCTGTTAGAAGTTGTGCTTCATCTACACAATCATAGTAAACACAATTGGCAGGTTTTTCATCCCAAGGACCTAGACCGAAGACATGTGTATTATGACCGAAAGGTTTGATTGCAATTGCATTGACTTTCTCACCTGCAATTATTGGTTCTGGAAAACCATCTTCACACTCACACTCAATATCAAGTGTTGCAATTCTTACTTTCTTTGTATCGTATTCGAAGTCTGTTGGAAACTTATCTGAAATATAAGTATAGACATACCTATCATAACCATGTATTTCCATACCTGCTGTTTGATGGTATTTTTCTCTAAACTTTCTGGCACCGCCCATTGAGTTGAGTTCTACAACTTCAAGTGGTCTACCGTCTAATGATTTGTAAGGTGTATCACCTTTTCTGGAGGGAACAAAATGTTTAGGTCGATAATCAACCTTCATTTTGACTTTCTTATTGCCTTGATACCCTGTGACTAGTATTTTATCACGAGTTCGACATACATTTGTGTAAAAATCCATACTGTAAGTATACTACAGTAGGTCTATTCTGTCAATGTGGTTTGTTCTCTATCGTTAAGTAAATTGAAACATGCTTCATACTTTTCTTTTGCTGTGGCATATTTCTCAATTTGAGTGTCAAGTGCTTGGGCAACTTCTGGATGTTCACCAATACCTGCGGGATTATTTCTGTATATTTCAATGTTTGCCATTGCCATATCCATTTCACCTTGATATTGACTCATTAACGCTTGTATCAAATCCATTATCTACCTCTTTGTCCCCTTACATTATTACCTGTCTCAACTTTAAAGTTCTGTTCTAGTTGTGGTTTAGGTTCAAATACTGATTGAACTTTATCGTGTCTTACTTCAAATACAAACTCTTTTGCAAATGGTATATAAGGAGCAAGTTGAACTTCCATTCTGTTGTCTTCTAAAGACACCAAACATTGTTGTGCATCAGTCAATTGGTACTTACCTTTCCACCAAAGATTCTTAAAGAAACCAATTAAGATTTCTCCTGTATCTAGTCTAAGACATTTAACTTCGTCTCTTATGCTACGCATTTCTGACCATCTCCTGTAGTTCAACACTTCGTCTTCCTACTTGTTTGAACCAACGACTGTCTTCCATTTCAACTGCAACCTTTTCCCAATCACATTCAACAACACCTTTCCACATATTATTAAACTTACCAAATCTGGTTCCACCTAGATTGAAAGTCATGTTTACAAGGACATGTTGTATGTTTTCTGGTAATGCATAGAAGTCTTCACCACCCTTTGATTCAAATAAATGAATAGTTTCTTCTAAATGTTTATCAAAGTCATAGTCATAGACCTCATCTACTCTTTCTTGTGAGACTGGTGTGCCGACAGGTTGACCATGTTCATCATCACTATCTTTAATTAAATGACCGACACCAAAGGTTAAATAACCTAACGAATCTTCATAGACTTCAAGGACTTCTCCTTCATGTCTCTTAATTTCTTGCATCAATTTTTCTCTATTCATCGCCTTCTCCTTCTATTTCTGGTTCAACCGACAATCTGTATATTTCTTGTAATCGGTCTTTCTCTGCAAACCATTCGTCCGTGCCTGCATCATAACTATTACCTATCACAAAGATGGTGTCACCCTCAGGTGTCTGTATCGGATATTGTATCTGTTGCATTTGATTCCTCTTTTTTTATTTGTTCTTGCATTATTTCAACAAGAATGTTTCCCATAAGATTATTTAGGTCGTTATTATTTAGTAGATTATCTAACTCTTCACCACTGTCTGGCAACCTTCTAATCGTTCTTTCAAAGTTTATATTGGGTTTTCCGTTTTCAAATCCTACTTTACCATATTGATAGACAAGACCTTTAAATTCTCCTTCTATCAATTCAATAGCAGCATCCTGTTCGTGAGGATTCTCTACTACTCTATATGTTTTACCGAATAATGTCGATGTCATCAGGATTCTCATTCCATACTTCAAGGGTATCTCGAAGTCTACCATCAGAAAGTAGAGTCATGTATCTATTAGATGCTTTCTTTCTCCACCATTCTGTTAAATTATTTATTGAGTATCTATCATGGTTGGATTTCTTTATCAGTGTATCAGTTTTACCCAATATAACATCTTTAGAATTCTCATAACCTAAATCAGATACATAAAATCTTTTTCTTTCATTCAATCTTCTTGCATCATCTACTACTTCTGTAAAGG